AAGACTCACCAGCAATAGCAGTAATCTTATTCCCAGATACACCACCAAATATGCTACCTGAAACCAGTGCGTTAAAAATGTAACTACCCGTGTCAACATAAGTTTCAGTCTCGTCGATGTCTGAAGCAAGTTGGGTGTACTCGCCACCAATCTCTTTTACAATATCCTTTAGGAAATCCATTATCCAAAAAATGATTCGAGGTTTACTGTTTTCTCAACATTCCAATTGATAGCATCCAGAATGACTTTCACAGGTTCCAAGAATGCCTTGTTGAATTGTACATCATAGTCGATGTATTGTTGAAGATTCAATTCACGAGGGAAGTCAGTCTGGAAAGAAATGACATTCTCACCCATCGGGTTTGGTTTCTTCAGGTGAATGAACTTAATCTTATCTCCGTTATTAATCATTGAGTACTTATTCTCCAAACCTGCCTTGCGGACGTAATGGTTATGGAGAAGTGCACCCCGAACGTGCATGGGACATCCCTTACCATAAATGGTTTGGTTGTTCTTATGTTTATTTACATCAGACACAGAACGTGGGAAAGCAATCTCTTCTGCAGGCATCTTCTTAAACTTGATGCGTGCCTGCTCGATGTACTCAATCACATCATCCTCGGATGCACTCATCATAAGTTTCAGTGCATCCTTAATCATCGTGCGGCAGGGAGCAGGAGTGGATGACTTGACTGCCTCAATGCCCATAATCTTCAGTTTGGGTTCTTCATAACGAACACCCTCACTGTCCCACACGTTCAGAATGTAACGCTTCTTCGCTGTCCAGATGCCACGGTCTGCGATGTTCTCTCGCTTCATCTGCATCTTCTGGTCATATGCATTAACATAAGATGCAAGTTCGTTGTAACACTTATCGATGTAAGGTTCCAACTGATCTTCACAGATCTGATTGATCTTGGTTACAGTCTGTTCCTTGTCACCTTCAAACTTGGCAAGGAACTTATCAACCACAGGACCAAAGTTAATGTAGATGGAGTCAGTGTCAGATGCAATCACATAATCAATATTTTCAGTCTTTAAGATATTGTTCAGAAACTTATTCATCTTCCCTTCGATCCAACGAATGGAAGTCTGACCAGACAACGTGATTGCCTCTGCGTTGGCAAGTTTGAAGTAACGGAAGTAAGCATTACCAATCGCACCATAGCAACTATTCAGACAGATCTTACGAACCATCTGGAAGTTATGGAACTTAGCAATATCCTTGACCGTCTGTTCTCTTTGCTTCACAAGAACTGGATCTTTGTTGGTTTTGATCTTTGCCTCAATGTCCACCAACTTCTGCTTACACTTCAGCATCTCTTTCTTGAATGCTTTACGCTCAGCATACATCTTCTCCATCAGTTCAGGCATGAAACCTTTCACATCTTTACGAAACATTGCACCATTGGCACACACAGCATAATCACTGTACATCTCAAAGGTCAGTTCCTCATTGAGAATCTTATCCACTGTGACTGATGGGTGCCTGTCATCCACCAGAGTTTCAGGAGAAATGTTGTACTGCATCATCAGGTGAGGATACAGAGAGTTCAAGTCAAAGGACACCACCCAGTCATAAACACCAGGTTTGGGTTCTTTCACATAAGCACCAGCAAACTTCTCATCCTTGTCACCACTTCTTTCCTTCGGAGGAACGACAATGTTCTTTTTCTTCAGGTAATTGTAAATGATGGTGTCCCACAGACGGACCTGGAACATTGGATCCACAAAGTTTACCTTTGCGTCATATGCCATCGTGATGACCAGTTCGATCAGACGGAGTTTGTCCTCCATCCTGTCAACCAGTTCCACGTCAACAATGTTGTAATCGACGAACTTCTTCCAGTCGTTAGTGTAAAAGTCTTTGAAGGTGTCGAACTCAGAGTGGTCCAACTTCTTCTGACCTAACTCCACGTCAGCAATGTAGTCCAAGCGATAGGACTCGCGGTTGGTGTAAGTAAACTTCTTATAAAGTTCCAGGTAATCCAAACCTGTGATGCCAGCAATCTCAAAGACGTTGTACTTGCGTCCAGAAATAGCAAGTTCTGAGTGAGTCACACGACCCCAGGGAGACAGCATCCGAACCTTCTTAGGTCCCAACACACGGTCAATGCGACCACAGATGTAAGGGATGTCATACAGACGTGTGTTCCACCCAGTGACAACCTCTGGATAATTGTTGGACCACCAGAAGAGGAATGCGTTCAGCATGTCCGCTTCCTCAGGATGATAATGATAAGTCACGTTATCCTGCTTCGGAGTGTAAGGATAACGGCCCCAGGTGGTAATCTTCTTGGTTGCGTAATCTTGAATGGAGATGGTAAGCATCTCTTCATTGCAGTGCTCTGGGTCAGGGAATCCCTGTTCAGACTTCACCTCAATGTCCATTGTGACGAGACCAATCTTCTGGATGTCAAACTTAATCTCGTCCTCTGGATACTTCTCAGAGATATATTGATAAATGAAGCGTTCGTTGCCGTAGATCTTGAACCCCTCCACGTCCTCATACTTGCGGAAGAACTCACGGCAATCTCGGATGTTGCCAGGTTGGATGGGTTCGACGTGCTCACCTTCCAGGGTCTTATATTTCGTTTGCGCTTTGGACTTGACGAACAAGGTGGGATAAAACTCCTCCCTGAACATCACTTTCTGTCCGTTTTCATAACCCCTGACCAACACGTCGTTGCCGAGAACTTGGATGTTGGTATAAAATCTCACTTCAGGAGTTCCTCATATTTGTCTTTTAGTTTACCAGTGGGGTCTGCCAGTGTCAAGATCTTATCAGAATGAATCATAAAAGTGTTCTGATTGGTAAGATCTATTAACCAGGGAACCAAGTTACCACTCTCTGTAACCACAAAAGGTTCAGTCAGTTTGCAGTCAGGTGAACCCAACTCAGAAGCAACTTCATCAATCTGACTCAGTAAAGTCAGGTTGTTCAAAACCAGGATCTTCAGATTTTCCATACTTCTTAATTGACTTTTGATACAGTTCTGTTAGTTGGTCGATGGGTTCCACGATGCTTACAACCCAGTCAGCAGGGACAGGAATGTTTTTATCTTTACTCAGAGGAACATAAGGTGAAACCTTCATCTCAGTGTCACCAGAGTCGCGTCTAAAGACCTTTGCGATGCAGGGGTTGTTTAGAAAGTAACCAACAACCTGTTGTTTCTCACCAACTGCCATCTCTGACACATCGGCAATTACATCCTCACCAGACTTCAATAAAACTAATTTGATTGTCATCTTGACTTGAACTCTCCTAGTATATTAGCACATAAAAAAGGGGGGACACAACTGGATTTTGCCAGTTGCTCCCCGCGCCGACGATATTCAGTTGTATTTATTGGTCTTTGCCAAACCACAAGAAACGTTTATGATTCTCTGGAACGATGCGAACCAAGGCCACTGCCAGAATCCCGTTTTCAAACTTCACTTCCTTGACTTCCACATCATCGGAAAGAGTCCAGGTACGAGTGAAGGAACGAGCAGCAAGACCACGGTGAACATATTCACGTTGGTCGGTGTCTGCTTTTGCTGCTTCGACAACGAGTTGACTGTTTTCAGTGTAAACCTTTACTTCGTCCTCTGCGAACCCTGCGAGGGCAAGTTCCAGACTAAAGGTGTTCTCATCCACCTTAACAAGGTTGTAAGGGGGATAGTTGACATCTTGTTGAATCGTATTAAACGAATCAAAGAATTTGTCAAGACCAATCGAGTAACGATCAATGTCCTTCAAGAAGGTGTTGATGTCACCAGAACGGTATCGTGCGAGGTTTCCCATTGGGTTTCTCCTTTTTAAGCGAGTGTGAAATGTGAACCCTTTCGGCGTCCACAATGTAATTATAAGACTTTACTCGAAAAAAGGAAGGTGGGAATCACTACCTTATTGTTGTGTTTCCTCTACCTTGGTTTTCTTACCAATGTTGTACTTCTGTTCCAGAGTCCACTCGTTCTTATCACGATAAGGAAGAACTTTGATTTGGTTCAGAGGAGCAATATCCATGATAGTGTCTTCCTTGACCACAGAGATCAATCCCCAGTCTACCAGCAGACGAGTGATTCTGTTGCGTCTCTGAACATCATTGATGGTCAAGTTAGCATACTTTCCATCAAGGGCAAACAATTCCTTGAAGTGGACGATGTAATACTTACCTTGCTTATGCAGGATGTGACAGGATTGATACAGCTTCTTTTCCTTGCGAGAAGCAACACCAATTCTTGTGAGAGTTTCTCTAACCTTCAGAAAATCATCAGGTTCATTCAGTACTACCTCAATCATCTGGTCTTGTGACCAGGTTACTTGTGGCTCAATAGTTTGAGTCATTTTTTACCGCCAGTGTCAAGTCGTTGTTTAATAAATTCGATTTGCTCAGGGGATAAAAGTTTCAGTGCTTGAGATGCTTTCTCGTTACTATAACCATAATAACGTTTCACATAATCCAGATCTGAGATCTTATCCTTACGAAGCCAGGGAGAGAACCTCTTCCTTTGTCTCAGAGTATTTAGTAAAAATGCATATTGCATATCTTTATCAAGAGATGCATGCTTGTTCATCTCATTCACAAAAAGAATACAATCCATGTGACCTGACAGGCATCGGTTGATGATGTAGGGAGGATACTCCTTAGTGAGGGAGGGATCCTCTTCCAACAGATTCTTTTTTGTGAAGTTGATTGAGTTCAACCAGTCCTTAAGTTCCATAACCATCGTTGGTGAGTTTTTCAATGTATTCATAAATCAGTTTCCACCCAAACTCATAGGTGTCTCCATACTCATCCTGAAGATAGAATGGGATATCGGGATGTAGCCTCTTGGCTCGGTAATAGTGATTGACTACATTATAATCATCATCAATACACCTTTCAACCTCTAGTTGATCAACCTCCATCGATCTGACACCCCACCATTGAACCAGCTACGATACCTGTGGGTATTGCCCACCAACGACCATCACCACGAGATACACCAGCACCAATGGCACCACCAGCAATACCGCCAAGAATACTTCCTTCAATACACGAGTTGTCGTCAACGTTCTCTGCTCTCTGTTCGGGGACTGGAGTAGTTGCAGCAGGTGCTGGTGTATTACCACAAGGAACAGCGACACGTTCGTTATAACGTTTCACATAACCAGGACTATTCTTGGTGCCTGGGATGTACTCCTCACGATACACATCCTTGTAGCACTCTTGCTGTTGTGAGTAACCACGCTGGGTATAGTTCTCTGCCAGAGCAGGCATCGGAACTAACAACAATAGGGCAAGTAAATGTTTCATCACAAAATCAAAGACTTACTGGGGGTTTTGATAGGTGAGAACATCTCCTCATACTGATCAATGAGATCGTCATTGACATCAGCAATGTAGATGATCCACTTCTTATTTACTTCGATCTCCTTGACATCGCGTCGAAGAAGAGGAGACCAGGGGGCAAAGCCAAGTTGACCATTACCTGTGGGAACTGCAACGATGGGGTTCATCAGAACAAGGGACTCTTCCTTATCCTCAAGAACATCTGCCACCACGTCCTCACCAGAGGACATTCGAATCACTTTTACGTTCATTTGAATTCACA